CTCCCAATGTGACCGCTGATCCCTCGTAAAGTTTTATTTCTGAGATTTCACGATAGGTCATATCATCCCATTCCCCGTTAGGCTTAACCCAAGCCTCTTTCATTGTCACAAATCCGATTGAATGCTCTTTTACTAATCCCTCAGAATAAAGAATTAGAGCGTCTTTTCCGTAGCTTGCCTTAGTGACATCTGATTCAAAGTAGATTCCTCTTTTCTGATCTTCTAAAATATAAGGCTTGCCCATCGGTTGGGCCCAATTGTGCTGATTAAGGAAGAAAATTTCATTTGACCCCAACGGCCCGCGTTCCTGAATTGTCTTTTTTGCGGCTCCCTCAAGAATCACATCCCGGTCATAATCCTTGTTTCCATAGCTCGCCCAAAATCCTGTGACTTTTGATTTCTCAAAGTCAATGTCTTTGATTTCGGCTGTGTAGGATTTGAATTCTAAAATTCCGTTCATGGATTAATGAAATTTTCGTTTAACAAAGATTCAAAGAAAAATTCATATTTAAAAAAAAGTGGATTTCCTAGAAAAATCTGATTTATTTTTTTTGAAAGTGTCACTTATTGTATTCTTGTATATTGGTAAACTTGTATATCTATACTACCAATGCTTTGTCATGTGCTTTCACGTTGCTTTCACCTGTGCTTTGTTAAAATTTGATAAAGCATTTAATAGGGCAAAAGTCACAGTTTGAAAGATTTTTTAGATTTTTCTAGGATTTACGGATTAAGTTTTTGAAGTTTAGGGAATGAAAACACTAATAAAAATTGATCTTGATTCGATTAAGAGAAATGAGAATGCAGGATCTACTCAAACAATTTTCCCTGTTTGTTTAGAATTTAGGTTTGAGTGTGAAAAATTACCTAAATATCTTGTTGATGGTGAAAATTGCTATATAACAACAAGTCAAGAAACTGACCTTGATCTTAAAAATATTTTTACAGGAGTTTTAAGCGGATCTCCAGAATTAATAGATGGATTTAATCTATCTGATTTTACCAATATTGAAATTGAACAACATGCTCAAACTGTAAATCACTTACCAATTCCTGAGTATTCATTTCAGCGTGAAAACGGAATAGTTACTTGCTCTGAATGTGGGAAAAATACTAATTACTTTGATATTCAATCAATCCACCACCCAGAATATGAAATTGATAATGAGATTTGCGCTTATTGCCGGACGGTTGAACCCTTTGATTATGAATATGAAAGTATTGAAGATGCTTTGAAAAGGAAAGGGAAATAAAAAAGAAACTCAAAGACGATTCTGCTTTAATTATTTCAAAATCAACAAAAGATAATGCTATTGAGACATTTATTGAAATGGAAGATGAAGCAATTTTAACAGGTAAATCTTTTGAAGAAATTCTTAAAAAGTATAGGAAAAAGTAAACCTATTTCCTAATAGGCAATCCATCTGAGTCTAAAAGCGGCTGGATTAAAAGTCCACAACGACAATTAACTAAATTTCCAGCACTCGCACTCGGATCCCCCGGCCTATCCATTTCCTCACCTCCTACTAAAAAAGGCTCATCCATACCGACCTGCTTACCATTAACCTCTGAATGATCAGGCCTTGTTCTACTATCCTCCACAGATAACCATTCCTTAACTGTTTTGTATGGAGCCTCTTTTCCGGCTTCTTTAGTAATAAAATTAGCCGCAATAGTTGATTCTGTACGGGCAATCCTTAAAGCCCTCATCCGGTTGTAATTTGGATTTCTCAAAGTTTCTACAATAAAAGTAGCCTGTTGGGATATTGTCAGATTTTGAGCCTGTGATTTAACTAGCAAATCTTGAATCAACTTAACCGTAAACAGATTCAATTCAGATACTTTTTCAGCTCCAAAAACTACCAGGAACTCGGTAATTTTACGTCTCCAAAATTCGGACCCAAATCCTATCAATTTTGATTCCATTGAATGAATCCCAAGTCTACTTTTTACAGGCTTTTCAAACTGAGTCATCCAATCGGTTGTCCATTTTCCATGCCTGACACCAATGTACTCATAAGCCTTTCGGTAAGCTTCTGTTATTTCAGAATCACGGGCAATGGATTGGGATATTACAGATATACCTATTGTGATTCCATTATCTTCAATTTCCTTAGCCACTTTTTTTGACTGAATATCCAATGCATTCTTAAAAAATCTATAAACGGCCCGCTCATAGCTTCCATGCACTTGAAGCCAGCTAAGCAAATAATCTTTTTTCAGTCGCTTACTCATTTTTCAAATGTACAAAAAAAGCCTTAGAGAATCTCCAAGGCTTTAATCAACCAAAAACCACTAACAAAATCAATCATTCAAATATTTTTCGAGTTGGGATGCTAGGAATCTCTTAAATGAATCTTGGTCTTTTATATTTGAATTAGCCAAAGAAAATCTAAATTCGGTACCGTATCCTGCTGGACTTAATTGAGTTAAAATATCTTTTGGATCAACCCTAACCCTTCCCTTGACCAATTTAGCCCATTTTCCGGATTGATATACCGGAATTCCAATCCTGTAAAGTGTGTCGATTTCTTTTCTGTAATCCCAAATCATATTTGAAACGATGGCACCCCCTTTCATTTCTGAATTATCGATATTGTCAATAGATTTTAGATCGCCAAACAACTCATTAAACTTTTCAATTAGTTGTTTCGTGTAATCTGATTCAGTTGATCTTTTTAATATATTTTCATTAATCCAAACTGACCCAGCTTGATTTTCTACAATCTTATAAGATGTTCCTGCTCCAAGAAATAGATCGAAATTACAGTTAAGAACCTTAAATATTTGTCCTTTTTTAAAAAGGCCGACATCTTCAATTAATTTCACAAATTCCCACTCATCCTTAGTTTTGGTGTCCAAAAAAGTAGGTTTATTCCAATTTCTAGCTGGGCAATCGATAATCCATTCATCCTCAGTATTAGTAGCTGAAAAAGTAGGTTCAACCCAGTTCTGGTTTTGCTTCATTTGATCTATAGCTTCCTTAATCCAGTCCTTTTTCGATAATACCACCTCACATTTCATACCCTCCTTTTCAGCTTTTTTCTTTAGCTTTTCGATCTTTTCTAATAGGGTCTTTTTAGGTTTATGGTCTTCTTCCCAAGAACCGATAATTGGCTCAATTACATTGCAAAGGAGTGAATCTTGATTGATTATTTTACCTTTAGTGAATCTTGATTTACCATACATTCTGCAAAGCTTTTTCAAAGAATACACTTCTCCATTAACAGGATTTTCATCCCATTTCCAATCTGAGGAATCACCTATAAATTTAAAATACTTCATAGCGTTTTTAGTTTGTTAATATTAATTTAGTTTATCTCTTATATCTGCTAAAAAGGCTAAAATCAGCGAAAGCATTGATATTATCAAATAAAAATGATAATCTCCAGATGTTAAAAAATATTTTACAGCCAAAACAAGATATATAATAGCTGTAAATGCTAATAGTTTTTTCATCTTTTTTTTTATTTTCCCAATACTACAAACGATCACCCAAATAAAAAAGAAAATCCCGGAAAATATTTCCGGGATTTAATCGACAAACAAAAACACTATTATGGAAACTTAAAGAGGTGTGTCAAATTCAGCAGGAAAATCACTCATTGGAATAGCCGCATCTTCGATAAGTCTTTCATTCCCTGAAATAAATATAGAATCCATACCTGTGATTTCCAAACGGCCGTATCCTTTTGCCTCCCTCTTTTCGTTGTAAGTCAGTTCAGGTGACTTGGATAGCCAATCGGATATTTTAGACATGTCTGCCTGCATTTCGGGCAAAGCATTGTAATCTAGGTAAATCCTAAATTTCTTTCCGGTCCTTTTCTCAATCCCTTTGCAAAGTTTCTTTGTCAACAGCGATCCGATATCCTCGCATAGCGGAGCAATAGCGTTGTAAATAAATTGTTTATCGGCTGTGGATTGGTTATTGTAACTCGCTGAATCCTGATTCGAATAAACCAAAGGCACGTTAAATGCTTTGTAAATGCTTTCCTCGTCCAAGTTAGCTACTTCAATTAATTTTAGGTCCGCAACTGGTAGCCCTATACTTGTCCATTCCAAAGGTATTCCGGTCGGGAAAATTCGGCTTATCTCATCGTTTGATTTTTTAGCATCTATTAATGCTTGCTTCATTTCCTTTTTTTGATCAATACTCAGGTTATGTTCAGGGTTTTTAGCCCCGATAAATCCAAAAACCCCTCCGTTGGCCATTTGTCGGCTTAACTCCTTGTCTCCCAATTTATTCCTTAGAATTGGCTCCAAGTATGCTCTTAATACAGAAATTCCGTAAAGCTGTGACCCACTCCACATGAATTCAGGATTAAAGCTTTTCCAGTGAATTATCTGGCTTTCCGGGTAGTCTAAAAATTGGTTAGTCCCGTATTCCATCCTGAAAGACTTTACAGGCTTATTCATACCGCCTGATATAATCTGAATCATTCCGGTAGGCAGTACGAAATGTTCACTGTATATGTTTTTTTCGGGCTTTTCAATATCGATAACAGGCCCATTAAAATAGTCATAAGCGTTTCCAGTCAACAAATAAGATCCGACAAAATATTTAACCCAATCATCCCAACTTTGCATATCGTTAGGCTCATCGATTAACTTTTGAAGTTCTTTATTAGTAGTTTCGGTGAGAGTCTTAACCTTTATTAGTTGTGCTTTGAATTTTTGGGGTATTTCTAAAGACTTATTAAGTAGTTGAAATTCTTTAAACTTTTGATTTGTAGCACCTTCTTTTTCTTCGTAAATGATAACAGGAACGGAAGCGACTTTATTAAGAAGAAGATTAACACATCTGTTAATTGCCGCAAATTTCAGATATCCGTCCTCAATGTAGGTCTTGGGGTTATCCGGCATCATTATCGGCGCATCTTTGTTGATCCACCGGAAGGTATTGGCGTTGTAGAGATTTTGGCCCTGCAATAGCCTGTTAACCTCTGTTTTTATGAATCCATCAAAAATCCCCATATTCCTAATCTTGTTTATCAAAAGTAGGATTTTTATAGGGAAATTTAAAAAATAGGGAAATTGAGCGTATGAAAATAAAAAAAGCCTATCTAAATTGATAGGCTTAAAATAAATTATTGGCTGATAATTATCAATCTATCACCCTTTTTTTTATATTCTCTAAAGGATCAAATCTTTGCTGAATTCCGACAAAGTAAATCCCTTTTTCAATTACCGAGTGACGGTGATCTTTTTTAGGTAATACTTTAGCTTCTGATAAAGAAACTCCGGTTCCTTTCAGTACAGATTCTAAAGAATGATTCAAAATACATTCTTCTTTGACATCCAAAATAAAACCTCCTTCTGCTTCATACATATCATAATTTCCAAACAACGCATGGAAAGAGCTTGATCTCTCAGAAGCTGCGATGTACTGCTTTTCAATTTTCTTCAATCCGTTTGGAAGTTCGGATAAATTAAAGAATTGGGAGTCTCCTTGGTGATAATTTTTTCCTGTAAATTTCATAATTGTTTTTGTTTGAATGATTTGTAATATTAAGTTCTAATTCGCTGAAATCCAAGCATAATCTAAATTATTTGGGACAACTTCCGGCCTATGCCATTTTGCGCATTCCACCACATCGGTGAATAATGGGCATGTGTCAATTAAATACGTATTTCCGGTTGATGGACAAGTCATTTCAATCCACGCATAAGGTTGATTCGCTTCTCCTTTGCTGTTTTGAAGGAAAGAATACTTTTCTTTTGTTCTATACAATCTCAGTTTCTCGGAATAATCTTTTGTATGAAATATGTTTTTTTCATCCACTAACTCTGAATTTAACATATCCATTAATCCTGAATTACCAAAATTTTCTTTGATAATTGTGATTATACAAGCTTTAATATCTTCATTTTCTGATTTTAAAAACTCTTTTCTAGCCCCTTGAATAGTCTGTGAATTATTGAAAATTTTAGGCTCCAAATATCTTCCATTAACATAATTTTGGCCATATCCGTCTGCAAATGAAATAGCAAATCCAGATGAATTATGAAGACCGTTCGATTTGTTTCTATAAATATGATTTGGATATTTTGAAACTATGCATAATCCGTCCAATTGAATTGACATAAATGAGGATTCTGAAAATTTTATACACATTTCTAAATCTTCTTTTCTATCAATTTTAATCTCTGATTCTTTAAAAAAGAAATCATAAAATGATTCCCATCCAAAATCCGATGAATTACAATAATTAGAAAAATTAATATATATTATTTTTTGACCCCACACTTGGCTCCTCACTTGGCCCCACACTTCGTCCCCCACTTGGTCCCTCACTTGGCTCCTCACTTGGCCCCACACTTCGTCCCCCACTTGGTCCCTCACTTGGTCCCTC